ATTCCGTGGTCATTTTGCTCATCGCACTCCGAGTGATACCCAGCTTATCGGCCAGCTCCGATTGTGTGAGATCGCCAGCAAGCTCAGGCCTGAGCACCCACAATACAGCCATACATCGACGGAATGAGCTCCTAACATCAGCGTGCGCACCAATCGGTCCAGCAATGTAGTCGAGCACTTCCCGCAGTACTGTTGCGCTTATGGCGATCAGCTCGTCCTTATCATAGTCGTCTGGTGACATAAGAAGAGTGGGCGTCCATGGAAAAACAAATAAACCATGAACGCCCACAGGCCGGGGAGGAGAGGTGGTTGCCCGGTAAGTTATGAATCTCCCATTAGGTTGTCGTTGTCAACCTGCCAAATAGATTTAGTGCGCAGTCTAATGCCTCGGTCACACTCATCGCAGCAGCACCATGTGCGCAGATTACCCGGCCCCATGTAATATCCACGCACCTGCGTCGGCACACCACACCGAGTGCAGGCGCTCCAGTCGCCCGGTCGCTGCTTGGGAGGCTCATCATCATCATCAGGTAGCAGCATGAGCATGACCGAAGTGAGCAAACTGCCCGAGGAACTCTAGCTGGCATGATACACCGCTCTGTCCATTGCGCTGGATGGGGATGTGCAGTGTGCGCTCGTCATCGGCTGACTCATCACCGTCGTGCTTACCAATAGCCCACACAGCCGTGGCGTCCTGCCCAATGGCCCTGCTCTCACGCAACTTTCCCTCATCATTAAGCTGCGACAACGCAACCACAACGCAGTCCAGCTCCATCGCTAACATGCGCAGGCTCCTGCTCACCTCGGCCACCTCGCGCTCCCGCGAGTCTCCTTGTGGTCCTTTGACCAGCTGTAGGTAGTCCACGACCACCAGCGCCAGATCCGGCCGTTGAGCTTTGGCTGCACGGGCTGCGGCAATGATAGCAAACAGGTCATAACAGTCGGACCTAATGTCAGCCTGCCACTCAGCCATGGTGGCATTAGCCCGTGCGATCCTCGACAGCTCGGGCGCACCGAATGTGCGAGCGTACATGGTATCAAGTCTTACGCGGGACTCCCTAGCCAGCATTTTCTCGATGATATCCCGACTCGGCATCTCCAGGCTGATCATTAGCGCCGGCAGTCCACGTCGGCACACCTCGGCCATGTAGGATAGCGCCAGTGTGCTTTTGCCGCCCTTGGCTTGGGCTGCGATCACCACCATATCACCACGCCTCACTGGACTGATACGGTCGAGCTCCGGCCAGCCGGTAGGGATCGACTGCTTTACATCTCCGTCCCTAAACGCCCGTAGAAGCTCCGTGAGCCCCTCTTTAATAGAATGCCCACCGGAATCGCCGGAAGCCCCTAGAATCGAAACGTCGTGCGTAATAGACGCTAATGCAGCACGCCCGTCCTCCTCGGATGCGATAAGAGCATTAGCTCGGAAACTCTTAATGAGATCCCGGCGCAACGCATAGTCACGGATGGTGTCGATCCACTGAGGCACCACCGACACCAGCCCCGGCCCCGTGGCCAGCGTGGTCGTGGTAGTCACCGGCACCTCGGCCATCACCGAGTGGCTCACCGAGATCCAGTCAGTAGATTCCCCGGCCGTCCACCGGCGAAGCACCTCGGTCACTATGGTGCGGCAAGCAAAGTCGTGGAAGGCACCAGCATCAACCCTGGCACCCACCAGCATCGGCACCACCTGCATAGGATACTGCAGCAGCGTCCCGACAAGCCCTGACTCGATCTGGTGGCACGTAGGAATTGTGATGTCGGTGCTCATAGGATCGAGTTAGCCCTCTGCTTTTGCTCACGCACAAACCCACGGGCTCTATCTAGCTCACCCTGCCAGTTTTCGAGCAGGGCTCCCACGGTTCTCCGTCGGTAGTCCTTGTCGGCAGGAATCAGTTTGGTCCGATAGTATCTGCTCAAAGCCTCCAGATCAGACTCCGAGGTTCCGAGTGAAGCCACTGCATCTAGCGCGATCATCTCGGCTTTGCTCCATTTGCTCTCAGGCTCCCTTCCGAACATCTTCGAAATCCTCTCCCTCAACCTCTCTCGCGCCTGCGCGGATTCAGTGACAGATTCATTTACTGATTCTCTTACTGATTCAGATAACTGATTAGGAGGCACCTCGTGCCTCTCTAGAGCGGCACCTCGTGCCTCCCTGCCCGGCACCTCGTGCCTCTCTGGGCGGCACCTAGTGCCTCTCAGGGCGGCAGCTGGTGCCTCTCCCTGAGGCAGCTCGTGCCTCTCTAGAGAGGCATCTGGTGCCTCTCTATCATCCACCATGTACATCTCCGCAAATCGATAGCGCGTGGATGATACACCACTACCAGGCCGGAGAATCTCTACATCTCCAGCCTCGATCAGCGCGTGGATGGCGTTGCGTACTGCGCGCAGACTCAGCCTGGATCGTTTGACCAATGTGGCCTGCGCTGGGTATGCCACACCATTAGGCCGAGCGAATGTTGCCAACGCGGCCAGCACCACAAAAGTCGCCCCCTTGTGCGGGGAGCGCTTAAAAACGTGATCTACAATTTGGTAACTCATTTGTTTTTTGACGCACCTATCTTAGCGCAACCACCTCACGCTAAGATCGATGCTAAGATCACCGCCGTCCGAGTGTCAGATAGAAGATCACGCACCACGCGAATGCGCAGGCGAGCATGACGGTGTCAGGCTTAAACTCCACATAGTCCCTCGCATTCGTTTCCAAACATATCCAGTTGGCCTGCATCTTTATCGTTTGACAGATCAACTTGATCCAGAGGAACGCATGACTTGTGCAACCAAGGAACCGACCTCATAATGTCCGTTAATGCTTTTGTGCGTTGCAGTTCTTTTTCGACGCGAACAGCTTCTGCAAAGGCTTCCGGCTCGTAATCTTTGAGCCGTCTCCATTCTTTGTTGGAATGAAAAGGGCAGTAGGAGCAGGCACTGCGAGGAGGTTCTGGGTATCCGTGCGATTTCATCCATTCCAAACAATGATGCCTTCGCAATTCTTTTTCAATTAGAGGCCACCTATGCTGCGTCCATTTATCGCGGCTCGGCTTCATCCGATTGATTTCATCATAACTGATGCCAATCCATTGAGTGATTTGCACCGATTTCTCCCCTCTCTTAATTTTACACAACCTTCTCAGGTTTTTAAGGATTGGAGCAATTTTGAAATCTGCAGTGCATGATCTGCCAAGCAACCCAATAGATCCATCAGTAGCTTTCATGAAAGCCGGGATGGTTGATTTAGTCCAAACTCGTCCATCCTTTGCAGTTCTAAATTGCATCATATCATCTGTCATATTACCTCTAGTCACCCTGTGAACTGGGAATGGAAGCTGTCTTTCCAGCCAATCTAACCAGTCATAAACCGATTTAGGCTCTGCCTGTGTATCTGCGAATATCGCAAAGTCTGGGATTGGCGTTATTTCTCCGCAAGCAGCCATCAGAGCTAATGTGGAAGATTGGACTCCAGCTCCTAAATTCAAAACATTCCACTGCGTTTTGATTTCAGGAGGTTTCCCGTTAAGGGATAACATTATGCTCACTTTTTATCCTCCTTCTGCTGCTGCTCCTCATCATCCTGCTGTGGCCCCCTGCACGTCTCACAATCCTCGGCACCGCACATTCGGTCACGGCATGATAGGCTCCTCGAGCTGCGCATCCTTATCTCCGCGAATATGTCGTCGGTCGTCATCGGACCGGTGTACGGGAATAGGTTCATTGTTTTTTGGGTTTGGTTACTGCGTAATTCCAATCGGAAGATGTAGCTGTGGATGCGTGATTTTCTTGCCCTTGCGCAGGTTTTTCTTGGCCCAGATTGGACAAAGGTTTTGCCAATTGAAGCAGATCTTAACATGCTCAGGCTTAGTCAGATCGAATGCGCTGCACGGCATGATATGGTCGAGGTGCCACCGGCCGTGGTTGTCCCATGTCATGCCTTTGACGAACTGGCTTTCGATGTGATCTCGCAATTCCTTTGAAGTGCAGCCGGTCATCTCGTGTCTGCGTACGGATGTTGATCCTACAATTGTCTTCAGGCGTTTTCTTTGAATGCTAACAATCTTGACTTCAATTTTCCTACTACGTTCTGCCCTCTTTCCGCGCACCTTATCTGCATTTTTGCGATTATATTCTGCAACCTTTTTGCGCACCTTATCTGCATTTTTGCGGTAGTATTCTGCCATCTTTTTGCAAACCTTATCTGCATTTTTGCGGTAGTATTCTGCCCTCTTATCTGCATTTTTGCGGTAGTATTCTGCCTTCTTTTCGCGAACCTTATCTGCATTTTTTTGCCTATACTCTGCCCTATTTTCGCGCAACTTATCTGCATTTTTGCGGTAGTATTCTGCGCGCTTTGCCTTTTTCTCATCCATTAAGCTGTCCGATTGTTGCTGCGTCATAGTCATTTAATTTCCTCTTCTGTCAGATTTGACCTTCTGCTCATAACTTATCCAAGTTTCGCGAGGTCTTACTCGCTGGCCTCATTCGCCTCGGTGATTATCCAAGCCTCCTCATGCTGCTCAGGCTGCTCAGGCTGCTCAGGCTGCTCAGGCTGCTCAGGCTGCTCAGGCTGCTCATGCTGCTCAGGTTCAGCCACAGGATGCAGCAACTGATTGAGGCGAGCGCACTCCTCGATGAGTAAGTCATTCTCTTCCTGCGCAGCGATAAGTTGCTGGATGATACGGGCTAGTGTGGATGGGTTCATTGTTATACTTTGAATTTTTGAAGTGCTTGCATAACCTTCTCAGGTTCGAATCGAACGCATCGCTTGCTAATCCTAAGGAATGGAATCACGCGCCTAGCCATAAGGGATTCGACTCCGCGGACGGTTAGTTTTAACGCCTTAGCCAATTGTTTTTTATCAATATACTGATTCATGGTTTGTTTATGGGTTGCGTGTGGTTTAGAAAATTCCAAGCTTCACCTCGACCTGCGAATAAGCAGGCCATGCATCGGTCCTGATGCATGTTGCCAATGTCGCCAGATCGCGCTCATTAGCCTCCCTGCCAGACTCGATGGTGCGGTCGTCCAGCTCGTAGATTGCGACGGCGTATGGTGGTGCCTTTTCCACAGCGATAAAAAAGAACCTGTGCGCTCCTACCAGATCCATGTAATACGCAGCCTGCCGGTGGTACTGCCACTTACGCACAGCGCGTGCGAACTCCCCAGGACTGGCGTCGTCAGTCGTCTTGATATCAGCGATGCTCACCTCGTTTTTTGTGCGGTCGAAATTAAAGAGATCGATCCTGCCCTTAAGTAGCAGTCCAGTGGGCTTGTGTAACTCAAACACCGAACACTCTTTAGTAGCACCGACTATCATGCTCTTTGCACGCTCGCTGCGCCACAGCGCACGATACATGGCCTGCACTGCGTCGTCGTCATCGCCGCCGAGGATCGGATGGCTCTGGGCATCGCGCCACGCTTTGCCTTCTTTGCTGGCAAAACTAAGGCCATCAGGCCTGACCACATAGTGCGTGCGCTGCGGCTCGGCCACGGTGGCGTGGAGCATGGAGCCGAGTAGCTGAGCCGGAGTGGCCTCCCGTGGATGATCGAGCGCCGCCCTGTAGTGAGCAGGAGACCGGCTCATGTATTTGAGGCTGCTGATGTTGATCGCATCCACTGCACGGTACTGCTCCTCTGTCATATACGGATGCGCTCCTATTGGTCTGTCGTCCTTTTGTTTTTTGGTTTTCATAATTAGTTTTTTAATGCTTCGATTCCATTCCTGAGTATCTCGAAGAAGGCCTCGGCTGGCATTGTAACTAGCCATGGCTCTCCATTACGCTTATGTGCCACAACGGGTATTTTGTTGCCGGAGTCATTATCGGCCTGCTGCATTGCCCGGTGGATGTTTAGGCTCTCCACTCGCTTGACCTCGAAATGGATAACCGAGTCTAGCTCCTCGCAGATAACGTCCGGCGAGTCAGTCCCACCTGCAAACTGCTGGCCCCTGCGAGCCGTGTAGCCTGCTGCGCGTAGCTGATCGCGCCACTCTCTTTCGCCCCTAGCTCCTTTCTGTCTACTATTCATGCTATTTCTGGATGATTAAAATAATCCCAGCGGCGCAACTGATCATTCGCCTCTTCCTCCACTGCCAGCCAAGCCTGCGACCGTTCAGTGGCAGTGGCCTGACGATCCCGTGCGAGCGCTCTAATAGTCTGATGATATGTTCGCTTTCCTGCATCTCTGAGCGCATCCAACAACTCTGACAAAGGCAAACCATGCGCCGGGTTAGAATGGGATCTCATCGCCGTCCTCGGTTGCTGTGGCTTCTGGATCCCAGTCTTTTGGAGTTTCCTTGGCCTCCTTGATTTTGCGCTTGGTCCACAAAGGCAGTGCCTTGTACGACTCGTAATTGTTGGGCAGCAGCTCAAACACCTGCTTTTCCAGTGATAGCGCCCGTGGCTTCATGCTCTTCATTGGCGGTGCGAAGGAGGTGATCTTGGCGTATGTATTACCTGCCTGACTCTGCTCGTGCACCACGCCCAGCAGCACCGGGATTCCAATCAGACATTCAAGGTCGAACGTAGGCACGTCTGAATCCTTGAGCGCCTTACCCATCATTGACTCAATCGCCTTCCTCAGGCCGCTCTTCGCGTGTAAAGAAAACGTGAACTCCTTGCCAATCACCATCGGCTTGTCCTCGCCACCAATGCTGATGGTCTCATCTAGCAGCTCCCATCCAATGCGCACTAGTCGCTTGGCTTTGCTCTCACCCTGGTACTCCACTTGATGAGTCCCTAGGTCTATGATGCTGTAGATGCGTGCAGCGTGCGTCCCTGCCGGGACTATCTGACGGGGGCCTGATGATGTGTTAGTTTGTGGTGCTTTCATTTTTGGTTTTTGGTTTTGGATGTCTGCGATTAAAATCTGCCCGCTCGATCGAGTGCCAGCTGCGCCGCGTGTGGTAGCCTGCCTCTCGGCGCTCCAACCATGCCGCGCAGGCTCTGCCTATGTCGGTGGTATTACCGAGCACGTCAGTGGCGCCGGTAATGACCGTGATGTCGTCGGATCCATGGAGCATGTGGCTCTCTGAGGTGCGGTCAGCTTGTTTGGTTTTTGCGAAATCATCACGGGGCTGGCTGGCCAACGCACTCAGTATGCGCCGCCCACACAGGCTGCTGCCTGCCATGTGGAGCAGCCGATCAATCCAGCCATCGCGGAAAAACATGCGCAACTCGGCCAGATCATTGCCGTTTGGCCACTTACCTTTTATTTTTGACGGCATCCAATTGCGCTCTCGTGCCGCCAGCCAGTCTGAGCAGGCTGTCAGCACGACCTCGAGGAGCAGGTGCCTACAGCACTCCTCTGGAGATCTCTGGACGTGGTGATCTGTGATCATCTGCGTAGCCACCACGCTGCGAATGCTAGGAATGCTGCCGCAGCTAGTAGCGCAGCCGTAATTCGCGCGCTCATCGCGCCTGATGATTCTGTGCCAGCTCCACCGTGCGCCGTGGACGCATACCTGCCAGCAGCCTGCGCTGCTGACGGATCTGCCGCATCCGCGCTGCTATTCGGTCGCAGGCCCAAACCAGCGGTATGCTGAGGAGCATACCAGCGGCAGCCCCGGCTGTGAGTAGTCCTCCCTCGGTCCAGTCAGTCATTTGGACCTCTTCAGAGACCACCAGCGATAGTCATCCATCGCGATAGACAGAATCCATCGATTCCTCCTCATGCCATTGGGCCTGCTCTTATCTGCGTCGATACCGAGATCGTCCACTCGCAATTCAGCCCATTTATACATTTCCTCGGCCGATCCGAATGTGCGCTCGTGCAGTTTGCCGGTAGCACCGCAGACTCCAGTAAGTATGATCACGATTGCACCTCCTTCACTTGCGCATGCTCAGCTTCATCCAAAGCAGCCAAGAAACTTGCAGCTCCACAACCCTCGCTGCCAGCGAGCGTCCATGACCACTGTCCGTGGCGAGCCTCCCAAATATTCGCAACGCCATATTGCGTACGCACTTCGCAGCGATTTTTGGCGCTCACAGTGACACCTCCTCCAAAGCGACAATGCCACCATTGGCCGTGCGAATCTCGTACGTCAGATAACTGTTTGCCCCATTGTATTTCCGCACCGCGCGCATGTGCTTTTCCATCGCACGCTGTGCTGCTTCCACCGTCCGATGCCTGCTGATCACCACGCCGTTGAAACTGTCGATTAGTTTGTACATTTTGTTTTTTTTGGGTTGCACCACCGGCAACCACGCCGTCGGTGTGGCGCCCATCATGCATTTGCAGCATGGGGTGCCAAGCACTTTTTTCAAACAAATCGCAGAAAGTCTGCGAATGCAGTGCCAGCCTTGATTCCCGGCCTACTCACTCCTCCGATCCGGCCAGCGAATCATGCTCAGATGGCTCGTCCGTAGCCTCCAACTCATAGCCCTCGTACTCGTCGCAGTCGTCCTCGTGTCGCACCCGGTAGCATATAGATCCGGCCCCAAACACTATGGCGACCACCTGACCCACGCAGGATTTGGCGAGGCGTCGGCGGACGAAGTCACCGATGGCATACCGGGGCGCGTCTGGAGATGGCTGAGTCATCATGCCAGCAATCGATAATGGTGCACGCTGGCAACGGCCATATTGCCCGATGGGATCCGGTACTCGCGCACCTCGGCGAGTCCAGCGGCTAGCAGCCGCCGCAGATGATAGCGCGCTGTGGGTGTACTGATCCCCCACTGAGTTGCCAGCGCGGTGACGGTCTGCCATCCCTCAGGCACAGCCTCGACTCCACCATCGCGCAGTCGGCCGAGCAGCTGGGCAAGCGCAGGGTTCAGCGGGGCGTTCGCCAGGCGCTTCCCGTCTGATTTTCGTGGAGCCATAGTTGTGCAGATCCATCTGTGTACTCACCCCAGACCATGCCCTGGGACCAGCTCAGTGTGGCCCTGCGCGTGGATGCGTAGTCCATATTAGTCGACGTTGTTAGCGTTCCAACACAGTAACCGGTGGGGTTGTCGCTGCGTCGGCCCTTAGCCACAGCAGTTCGATGCGTGTGAGCATGGATTACATTGCCGTAGGCTTCCGCATGATCTCTCGTTGCATTCTCGGAGTAAAATACACCATGCATTAGTCGATAATTGCCCAGCATCTCTCCCTGCCACACTCCAGTGTAAGTGCGCAGTGACGCTTTGAGCCGCCTGCAATGTGCCTCGATGCCGCGGACCACCGTCTCCGCGCAGTGTGCGACGATGGCACTCTGGCTGGCCATTGCTCGCCACAGCCTCTGCTCGTGATTACCACACAGCACCATCGTCGGTCGTAGTCTCGTCAGGAACTCCAGACCTGAATCGATGTCAGCATCCACGGGGCTTCCCTCGTCTGCCGTGCCTTTAGCCCCACTCCTGAATGCAGTAGTATCAACGAAATCTCCAAGGTGGACTACAGTGTGCGGCTGATATGAGTCTCGGAAACTAATCACAGCCTCGATTGCCGCCGGATCAGCATGGATGCCGTGCGAGCATCCGACAACCAGTGCACGCTTCCATTTTCTGGTGATGTTCATCGGATAAAAGAGACGCGCATTGCAATCGCAGCAGCGCACAGCTCCAGTTTGTCGAGGGTTGCATCGTTGATGACAGTCACATCGGCCGGTTGGTCATCGAGCGCAGTCTCCGATGGGTGATCATTAACCGGCCCCACGCCAGGCCGAATGACGCGCACGAATACACCACCGAGTTGCCTGAGTCTGGCCAGTTCGTTCAGATAACGCACGTCGGTCATGACTACATGCTCATGCTTTGCAGCCTCGGCGAATGCAGCATCCACCCAGTAGTGCTCGTATTCATCCCTCATCATCGAGCCCACCTCCTGCAGAAGCGCCCGTCCAGCCTCATCCTTGCGTCCGTCCCAGCCGTGGTGCTCGAGCGCCATTAGTTTGACTGCGTCGGCAAATGCCACTCGAGTGTATCCGTGGTTGCTCACGAAGCACTTGCCGAGTGCGTCTTTGCCGGAGCCTGCATAGCCTGTTATTCCAACTATCATGCGAATAGATCAGTGCCTTGCGCTTTACGCGCTCGATATTCGGCCAGCCGTGCAGGCTCAAATAAACTCTGCGCCCACTTTGGCACCACCTCGAAATGCGGCTCGTCCACTATGCTTTTCCAGTCGCCACCCCACTCCAGCCCAATGGCTTTACCTAGGTTGCCGACTATCCGATAGCTTTTAGATTCTGGCTGATATTGGCCGTTTTCCCAAACGCCAATGTCGAATGCTAACCCGAAGTTGTGGTTGCTCCATCCACCTTGAGCGCGTGTGACTATTTTGCCTGCCGTGGTACGGCCTTGCGCGAATAGGACGTTCTGCTCCTCATAAGTCCGGTTGCCTGATATCACACGGATCTCCACGCCATGCTCGGCAGCGATCTGGATGAGACTCCGAGCCAAAGGCTGCACCTGCGGATGCAGGCTGGCGATGCATCGCTCACTTCGCTCGTCTAGTGGCCTGCTGATTATTGCCGCCGCCGAAGCATCAGGATGCCCACAGACGGCCTCGTAGATTGCCTGCATGGTGATAGGACCGATCTGTCCATCTGCGGTCACACCGAGCTTCTGCTGCACCGCCTTAGTGAGTTCGATGAGTGTCATGCTCAAGGTCATTAATGTATCGCAGTAGCTCTCCAATAGTCTCTCGCTGTGAAACTGTGAAGTCGTGTCTATTCAGGTGCTCGATCAGCACCGGCACTCGGCTGTGCTTTACCGTCACGCACCCAGCCATCGATAGTATCATCAGTGCGACTGTGAGCGCGGCGCACCATCTCAGTCTCGATCTCATCTCGTAGTTTTAAGAGTAAATCTACCAGCGCAGGTGCCGACATTAGCAGCCTGATTAGGCTGGCGATCATTTATCGGATCCGATGTGAAGTCCGAGGTGTTTGAGTGTGGTGACAATAGACTCCAACACAGAGTCGTCAGCCGGAGTCGGTGTCAGCTTGACGATCACGCGCGCTGCGATGACCACTCCGGATGCTGCTGTGACAATGTCGGCCCAGTGTGCGATGATGTAACTGATGGTAGTGCTCATAGTTTAGATGCGAAAGGGCATTCGCCGAGTGGGCAATGTTCGTATGATTCCAGCCTGCCCTTGGCCAAACCATGCTCGGCTCGCAGATCTTCGATGGCATGGCGTAGCGCGCGCCTATCAGCCTCGCACTCCTCGCTTCTGGCCCAGAGTTTAGTAACTGCCCATGTGAGCGCAGTAGATAGCGCACCGATTCCACAGATTAGTGCCTGCTCTAGTGTCATTGGTTAAAATGTAGTCAGAGCAACCTTTCGCCAAGTGTTTGAAGCAGTGCAGACGTAAAATCCGGTGGAATCAAACGCAAGCTGACCTGGCCGTCCAATTGCAGTGCTGCTTGCAGGTACTGCGCCAGTGCCACCAGCCGCGCCATTTACAAACGTGCCCTTGATGCACCTGATAGTTCCGGTGATAGTTGTGGATGTAACAGTCTGAGACGCGGAAACTGTGTATGTTCCAGTTCCTCCGGTGCCAGTTCCGGCAGCCGTTATGGTAGTCCCAGCAGTGACTCCAGTGCCATTGATTCGCATCCCAACCTGAATCAATCCAACGACAGACCCACTAACAGTTAAAGTTGTTCCGCTGATTGAACCAGCAAATTGCGAGTGAGTGGAAACATATTCGTTTGTTCCATCCCACTCAACCGAATGCGCCTGCGGAGTAGTCATCAATGAGCCTGCCTGAAACGCGAATGGCACCGCTCCACTTCCTGTTGATCCGGCCTGAAATGTGTTCTTTCCAGTGAACGTGTTTGCCGTTAGCTGCGCCCCGGTATTCGCAATACTAATTGTTCCAGCACCATTGGTAACGCTGATGCCAGTGCCTGCTGTCAACGTAGCTTTTACCAACGTATTTCCGGTTGTGTTGCCGATCAAAAGCTGGCCATTGGTGTAGCTGGTCTGGCCAGTGCCACCGTTGGCTACGCTTGTGGCCCTGCTGGAATAATCAAGCACTGATACGTTTGGATGGATCAACGTGCTGTACGGATTCAGCACTGAATTAGAATAAGAGACTCCGTTCAATGCTGCGTAGGCAGTCGCGACGCTTGCAGTGATCGTGTAGCCAGTCGTGTCTGATATTCCAAACGAGGAATTGATTATTCCAACCACGGTGTTGGCAGACAGCATCGTGATCCCACTGCCTGCAAAGCCTGATGTTGATACTGTCGCAGTGTTGGTAAAGTTTGAGTTGTTGCACGTCAGCAAACCATTGCCGAGCCTGACAGTCTCAGTGCCTTTACTGATAAGGATCGAGTCGTGAATCTCAACGTAAGGAGTCTGCCCGAATGTGACTGAGAATGTACCTGCTGTGCTTCCTGCTGGAGGAGTGTTCATTACTAGCTGCGTGCTGCTTGTGATGCTTTCAATGGTCGCACCTGCAAGCGCACCAGTCCCATTGATCTTCATTCCAACTGCCAGTGCGGTTGTGTCTCCTACAGTTAGATTCAAAACTTTTGAACCGGCGGTAGTAACTGCTGTCCTAGACCCAGACACAACACTGGAAACCGGAACATCAATTGCGCGTCCGAATACGTCGATCAATGTGTTGTTCGTCAGATACAACGGAGCATTTCCCTGAGTGATGGCAGCAGACTCTGCGCCACCTGACGTAGACTCAAATCGGCAATTGTCTACATACACGCTCACATTGTCGTCGGCCCTAATGTGGCTGTAGGTATTGTTTTTGCTTCCAGAAAATACGCATCCAGAAAAGCGCATCTGTGATGTGTACTTATATGAAGACGAGACATTGATTGTGTTTGTCGCAACTCCTTCTGAGACAAAAACAATATTCTGAAAACCAATTCGGTTGGCATTTGCGTTTGCGCTGGCAGGGGCGTATGCGTGCGATCCAGTGATATTGATTGCTTCTGCATTCAGAGCGTTTGTTACTCCTACTAGTGAAACGCACCCTTTGAGCGTTAGCGACTCAACGTAATTACCTGCCTTTGGTGGGATCAAAACCGTGAAAGGGTTTTGGTCAGACGCTCCACTGCATAAATCGATGCAACCCTGAATGGTTTCAGCGTCGATTCCAACAGTCTTTACCTGAGTGCCAAGCCCTTTAGCAGTCAGCAAAGCCTCAGGCCCACTGCTCACTGTCATGCCAATGCCTGCAGTTACTTTTGGAACAAGATATGACATATATTAGACAATGAAGTAATTGGCGCCGTCGCAGACAACAGTGATGCTTTGGTATTGCACAGTCAGCACTTTATTTGCCGCACCATCAATTGTTGATCCAGAGGGAGGAGTGATGGTCACAGTGTTTGCGTTGCTGTTGGTTCTCTTGATAGTAATAACCTGACCAGCCAATGGCGCTGGCAAGGTCATGTTGATTGCATTTATTGATGCGTCAGCTAGAACCACGGCTGCGCCATTGCAAGTTGCAGATGCCGCTGTTACTGACTGCACTCCGGTCGCAAATCCATTTACCGTTGTGGTTCCGCTCAAAGTTGGACCTGCCTGCCTGACTATTGGTCCTGAGCCAGTGTAATCATTTCCAAGCAGCGTAGTGCTTGTCGAGTAGCCTTGCACGTCACTGCCAATGGCCAGTCCAAGCGCAGTCCGAGCGTCTGATGCGGTGCTTGATCCAGTGCCGCCACTGCTTACTGGTAGAGCCGTAGAAAAGCTAATGGCTCCATTGGCTCCTACAGTAATGCGATCAGTGCCGTCGGTCTGTATTGAGAGTGCGCAAGCAGTGCCACCAGCGGAGCCTTTCTCCGTGCCGATCTTTAGTGCGTTGCTTTCCCACGCAACTTTGGCGCGTTCGTAACTAGTAGTGCCGCTCCATGTATTGTATACGCGGAACAACTGCGCGACTGTGCCTGCGCCTAGCGCGCCGCCCAATCTCACCGCGAGTCCATTATCCTCCCGCCAAAGTCCAGACGCTGCGCTGGAAGTGGAAATGTCTGCTCCATCAAAAAAACCAATTGTCGCAGGATTGCTAAGCCTAATTACAGAGGTGGATGCATAGTCAGCAATGATTTGCCATTTAATTGCATCGGTCGCTGTATAGTAACTGATGTTGCCGAGCGAATTGACGTTTACAACCCCATTGGCGCTTGCTCCGTATTGCACGTTTAGCGAACTCAATATAGTCGGACTAGTCTGCCTGACTATCGATCCAGTGCCGGTGGCAGCATTACCCAGAAGCGTAGTGCTCGCCGAATAAGCCTGTACATCAGTGCCAATCGCTAGGCCCAGTGCAGCGCGTGCTGTAGCAGCCGTGGTCGCCCCAGTGCCTCCGCTGCCGATGGCAACAGTTGCCAGACCAGGGCTAGGATAGGTGCCAGTGAGCGCACCGCCAGCAGCGCCAGTAGGTGTCCGCGAGTCAGACAGCCGACTGTCATTGCCAACGCAGGCCGTGGTGGAGCTGGTACCATATGATACCGACAGCGTAAGATCTGCGGTCAACGCGCCGCCACCACTTAGCCCAGTGCCACTCGATACCGACCTGCTCGTCGGCACCTTCCCAGCGAGATCCGTGGTAAGGTTTTCGATTTTAGCCTGGTTGATTGCAGCAGTGTCGCTAACATCAGCATTGACGATCTGTGTTGCAGCCGACTGCAACTCGCCGCTGATCGAGTGCCAGACTCCAGTGCCAGTCACACTCGGAGTGCTGCCAGCTGGCCCCTGCACGCCCTGCTCGCCCTGCACTCCCTGCGGTCCCTGACTACCGTCCTGCCCCTTAGCCGCCATTAGCTGCCACGGTGCATTGGGTGGCACCGCAGAATCGGTGTAGGCTGTCGCAATGTAGGTGGAATGCTCGTGCTCAACTACGTCATTGGCGTTATAGACTCCGACTGCAAACTCACCGCGCCAAACAAACGATGTGCCAGGAGTGCCGGGTTCGCCTTGGCTGCCAGTCTGGCCCTGCGATCCAGTGTCACCCTTGATCGCCAGCAATTGCCAGTATGCAGATCCAATGTACGGAGTCTGGTTTTGCGAGCTAGAATTAGCTCGGTACGACGAGCCATCGTAATATACTCCATCTGCTGCTGAGTAACTGGTGTATTGATCCCAGCCATTACGCCATGTGATCGATGATCCATCTGCTCCGGCTGGACCTTGCGATCCCTGTGGACCCTGTGGACCATCCGGCCCAATCGAGCCCTGTGGTCCATCCGGGCCTTGCGCGCCCTGGTCTCCCTGCACTCCCTTACTGGCGAGCAAAGACCATCCGTAGTCAGGAGGAGCGCCGCCAACCGTCCAGCCTGCTGGATTGGTTAGCATGTATGTGCTGCCATCGAGTGTTACTATGTCACCTATTGAGTAGTATGTGTAGTTGTCCCATCCGCCACGGTAACTATTAATAACAGTACCTTGAGCACCATCTGGACCAATTTCACCCTGCAATCCACGAGGTCCCTCTGGACCCGCTGGTCCCACAGCACCCTCTGGCCCCGCTGGCCCTACATCCCCGGCCGGTCCCATCGGACCCTCTGGACCGCTAGGCCCCGCCGGACCAACGTCACCCTCTGGACCGCTCGGCCCTACCGGCCCCTCTGGACCCTGCACTCCAGCCACTCCCTCAAGATTGATCGACCACGATGAGTAAGTGCCAGAGCCCGTGTGTTTGGTTACGTCCAACACTAATGCTCCGCTGATTTGCGAGTAACTCACGACACTGCCATGTGCATGATGGTCTGCGTCGTAAGCTGCAATCACAGGCTGGCCGACGGTGTAATCAACTCCGAGGTCGTTAACGACCCACGTCTGGATCCCATTGCCTAATGTATTAGTCGTCGATGACGTTGTCGCGTAGGTATCACCTGCAGTCCCCTGTGGACCCTGTGGACCCTCTGGCCCCTGCGATCCGGTCGGCCCCGCTGGCCCCTCCGAACCGACTGGACCCGCTGGCCCAACCTCTCCGGCAGGCCCCATCGGCCCCTCTAATCCACGAGGCCCCTCAGGCCCCGCTGGTCCCACAGCACCCTCTGGACCAGCTGGTCCAACAGCACCCTCTAATCCACGAGGCCCGACCTCACCGACGTCTCCCGTTGGACCTGCTACACCCTCCGGCCCCGCTGGCCCTACTGGCCCCTGTGGTCCTGCTGGTCCTACTGACCCGCGCGGAATCGTGAAATCGAATACAGCCGCTTCCGATGTGCCGACATTAGTCACCTCGGCATCGCCTCCTGGCTCACTCGTGGTTGTGCTGCCGACAGCAATAGTCGCAGCCAAGCCCTGCAGTCCACGCTCGCCCTGTATGCCCTGCTCGCCCTGTATTCCCTGCTCGCCCTGGATGCCCTGCTGCCCCTGTGGCCCCACCTCTCCACGCTCACCCTGAATGCCCTGAATCCCCTGAATCCCCTGAATACCCTGCGACCCCGCAGGCCCCGCTGGCCCTACATCTCCAGCCGGTCCCTGTGGTCCCTGCGGCCCCTGCGGCCCCTCCGGCCCTGCAATGCCACGCGCAATCTCGATCTCCAGATCGACGCGCTGCGGTGAGACTGTGATAGAGACCGGATCCGTGAGTGAGTTGTTGCAATTGCTCATTATCGTGCGACGTCCTGTAAAATCTGCCAAGTGCCCGTTAAGTAAGTGAGTCGGAAGCCAGAATCCAGAGTCACCTCCAGCTCGTAGTAATAGAGCGCAGATGCAATATCGATGATTTGCTCGTCGATGAAAAATACACCACCGAGTGCATCGGTAATCGTGATGCCGTCACCCACCTCAAGTCCGAGCACCAGTGTGCCTGTGGGCGAGGTGCGCACCTGAAATAGCACCGATGCTCCAGTAATATCCACAGCCTCCCCGTTTTGCTTTAAGCTGAACTGCAATGCTCGGAACGTGTCGCCCTTTCGGTGCGCTGGCAGGTTGAAGTTCGGGCGAAGGATGCTCACACTAAAGAGCGCGGTGTCAACTCGGCTGCTGATACATGGCAAGCGCCTCGGCCAGCTCCATCAGTGGCTTGCCGAGCTTTGCGTTGACCGCATTGTGAGTCTCCCAAGTCCAGCGGAAGAAATCATCCGCATTGGTTTTTGGAGGCGGCATGTCTCTGAGCCTGTTTGCCCAAAAACTGCGACACTCTCCGCATGGAATGCTCCTGCCAACTTTAACCAAAAGCGAAGCCTGAGACTGTACATCTCCGGTCCATCGCAGTGCAGCCAAATGAAGATTGCGCCAAATGTTCGGCCCAACATTCTCCATCGTCAACGGCCGGTTGTCTTTAGTCAGACCAATCCTGCGCATCTGTCCGATCTGTCCGATCATCACGCACTCAGCGATCACCCCATCAATCCATTTAATCCTAGATTCATCTTCGTGAAACCATAACGCAAGAGGAGTAAGCGTCCCTTTGTCCTTGGACTCATTCGGTTTTGGGATCAGTTTTTCTGCCTCTGGGTATTTAGCCGCCAACGCATTTGCAAAGAGAGGGAATCCAATTGCCTCGATCAAGAATTGGCCGACTGCTAGTTTGCTGGTTTCGAGTTTATCCGTTGCAGATGTATCCATAACAAAATTGCGCGCCTTGTTCTGTTGGATCAACAATCCCTTTGCGAACAATGTGATTCAGAGGTTTTGTCGGGTCTGGATATCCATTCGCATCCCTAGAATAGGTGGTGAAATCGTTGGAAGAACAAATTCCAAGATCCTGAGCCTGCCTCACTCCTCGGTAGTCTGGAGTCAGTGTCCGTTGGTCATTGAATACGGTTTTGCAAATCTGCGGAGTTAACGGGTCGTATGAAATCGAAAACGTCTGGTTTGCAGAAAGCCCCCCATCCACAAGTCCAACTGCCCCCTGAACTTTTAGAAACCCAGAATTGATGCACTTGTCGCGTTCACCTTGTTTCTTTGCATCGATTTCCGAATCAAGAGATCCAAGGCAGTGCCACTCGAAATAGTCAAAAGGCTCAGTAAGTTCTTGGATTCTCTGCGAGTCGATTGCGCGCCCAATGCATCTGGGTTGGACAATGGTATTAATGTCGACCGGTTCTCCATTTACCTCGCAGAGAAACCCAGCTCCTCCATCAAACGCCAAAAACGCACTCCCTGTGCCAAGTCGATTCCATTCCTCAACTTCTTCATCCGGCAAAGGTTGGTAAGACTCGATCTGTTCAGGTCGCGCAAAACACGTCGTAAAGTTTGGATCGATTGCCCCCTCGGTATAATACTCGATGCGTTCGTACATGGCCCCAAATCCCTTGTAGCACCGGCCGCACATGCAACATTTCCCGATCTGGTTTTCAACCTCGGAGCATCCGGGATCTCCAGTGCGTTTCAAAATCCAGAAACTAAAATCTGGAGGGTAGCTCCAAGCCTTTATTTCGGGATCTGATGGCTCAGGAACGCATGGCTGCCCAACTTGCCCTGCCATGTACGCTACCGGATCCCAATCGACTCCTCCCCACTCTCCGGTGCCAATGACGCACGGGGTTGGATCCAGCTTGTCACCCTTGCCAACATCCCATTTGTATCGCTGGTTTTCTGGGACTGGCAAATAGCAATCGCAACAGCAAGACGGGCAGATGTTAGGTGCCATAACTGTTCACGATAGATGCGGTTATTGTCCCATCATTATTGCATGACACTTCGATCGTCAGATAAGTGTCTACAAAATCAGAGATCGCCTGATTAATATCGGCCGGTGCAGATCCTCCCACGCCGGATAGGGTGAGGATGGCATTGCCTGCATCACCCACCACAAAGCTGCCAAGCTCGGCTGGCTGCACTTGCATATTTAGCAATGCGTTGAGCTTGTCGATCAACTCATTGGCTCGATTGGTGACTAGCAGCGTGTCTGTGCTGCCGAGCTGTACTTGTTGGATCAGTTTGGCCATGGCTTAGGCGAATATACTCCACTCCAGTACCGGCACCGGCACCATGCGATTGGCTTTGCGCCAGATATTACCACGCCACCGAGTAATGCTTGAGTCATCTCCAAGGAAAAACGGTGGCACGTTGTTGAGGTCTGAGTATGGATTGGTGCCTTGGAAAAAGTAATTGTTCGCAAGCTGGAAGATCTTCCATGCAAGATCGATTGTAATGTCGGTGGCTGGATCGTCGGTGAGGTAGTATGTGTAGTTAACCTTCGACGTGATCATCGTTGAGAACGAAACCACCTGACTAAATAAAAGCCAATTGCCAGCCGGTGGAATGTTAGGATCCCAGACGTAGATGGTGTTATAGTTGTAGCTGACAGCCTCAAACTCAGTGTGTGCCTGTGGTACCTGCGAATATGTGCGAGTCCATCGCACCATCCCTGCGTCGATATTCTCAGGCTGACTCTCCTCTACCAAATAGTAGCCAGTGTCACCCTCGGTTCCCCAGGCTAACGGCATCCAGTCGGCTGCGTTCTGAACAAACTGCTGCTTGTAATTCGTCGACTGGCTGTCTGCGTCGAACGCATAAACCTTAGGCCCGTCGGCCAATGGAGTCGCCGAGGAGTGCGTTAGGTCGTAATGGATTCCGGTTGGCATGTTAGGTATTAGTGATTGCTACCACGCGTAGTTTGCGAAGGTCATCCACGGCCTGCATGAAACCATCGGATGCACGTTTCATTGTGTCTGCAGGATCACCGGCCTTAGGAGGTGCTGGTGCTACATCTTTTGGTGCAACCTTGCGTCCATCGATTCCACGCTCTCTAGCCAGCTTCTGATCACGCTCTCTTTGCTTCCCTTCAAAAATACGTTCAGCCTTTCGCTGCGCAGCTTGATCGCGACGCTCTGCCCTATCAGCCTCCCTGCGCTGCTCTGGAGTCATCGCAAGTCTGGCTTTGATCTTACCAACCTCGGCCTCCTTGGTCTTGAGCATCTCATTTCGCATGATGTTCTGCTGGTCAATATCCTGCCCGACCATCTGATCCTTCATCTGCGCAATCTCTGCCAGCTTTTGCTTTTCCTGATCATGCCTAGAAAGCTGCTTAGATGCTGCATCCTCCTGACGCTTCATCATTTCCTCTTGAGCTTTCATGCCAAGCTCGTGGTGAGCCTGCATTGCATTATCATTTTCGGTGTTGATCCGCTCCTGCTCTTGCCGCTGCCGTGCAACTGCTGACGCCTGCTTGTCGGCGATTCGAGCCTGCAGATCACCTATCTTCACCTCAATCTCCAGCTGATCCTGTCGCGCATTAGCGCCATCGATTGTATCTTCAGTTGCGCGAGCCTCCAACTCCTGTCGATCTCTTGTGAGGGAATTGATTTTCTCCTCATCAGATAGCCGTGAGAATATCGCAGCTTCTGCGATCTTTACTGTGGCAGCCTCAATCTCAGCAACCTTCTTCCGCTCATCTGCAACCACATTCAAAAGATCCCACATTTCCATTCCGGCACTCAGAGCCTCCTCATCAGCCTGACGTTGAAGAGCAGCAGCTGCATCTATTTCACGCTTCTTCTTCGCCTCTGGATCCTCTGTCATGCTGGCTTTGGGAGCCACAATGTCCTTTATACTGTCCTTTATACCCAGCTTATCAGTCAGCAATTTCCCAAGTGTGATTGCCCCACCAAGGGTGGCGTCAAAGCTGTTGATCATTCCCTTCTTAATTACATCCATTACTTTGGAATGCTCTTCTCCATACTTAATGATGGAGCCCATGGCGTTAATGGTACCGGCTTTTATTTCGGTCCAAAAACTTGCAGTTGCATCAGCTAGATCGCCGACCCTCTTAACATTGTCTGCTGTGGCTACTGTAAAGTCCTCGCCAAACTTACGCATGGCATCTCCGCCCTGCATTAGCGGCCCAACCATTAGCCTGGCGTTTTTGCCAAACACCTCGGACAGATTAGCCGCAACCTTCTGTTTGTCGCCTAGCTCCTGCGCTGCGTCAGATATCTTCGCAAGCTGCTCTGCAGGTGATAAAGCGAACAGATCCTCGTATGACAGCCCGAGGTTCTGGAGTGCCTTCTGTGCAACGACATCTCCATCGCGAGCCTTTTGAACATTGAGCGAAAGGTCAGCCATGACCTTTGCAAACTTCTCGGCTCCCAAACCTGCATTACCAAATTGCGCCTGTAGTACCTGAATCTGCTCAACCGACATGTCCATGTTGTCGGCTGCGTCTGCCAATGCATCTGCCATATCCATGGCTGACTTGGTTAGCATAGCAATGCCACCTACCGCTGCTGCGCTTGCTGCCGCTCCGAGCGCAGCCATAGTTGTGGGCAACCCAAGACCCTCAATTAGACCGGATCCAAATGTTTCGTCTTTCTTGCCTGCCTTGGCTTTTGTTTTGCTCTCTACGTCTTTGGCAAATTTGTCGACCTTAGTTTTGGCCTTTGCCAAATCTGCATCCATCGACGCGGAATCCACGCCTAGCTTGAATCCGACTGATGTAGAGAGGCTCATTCTGTGGAGTTAATTTTGCGCAAGTAGTCGCCAATGACTTTGCTGCTTTTTCGATTAATCAAAGCCGAGCGTTTGCCGCCGTCCATAATGTGTCGGATGCGGAATAGCTGGAATATCAGGGGCAATTCCACGGACATCATCTCGCCAATGGACCAGCCGTATGAGGAGCCTAGCTGATCAATGATCGATGCGGTGCTCGATGCTATTGGAGCCGACTCAACTCCACCGGATGACGATGCCGGTGAGTCGAGAAACATGGTGTCCATGTAATTGTTAATCTGCCCGATAATCTCCGATGTGGTCATCGTGCGCAGTCGGCGCAGCACAAATGAATTCCTGCGCTTCCCAAACCATCTGCCGATCCAGCTATCAGCCGGAGCCACATAATCGGTTCGCATGTAGCATACCAACTGCAAGCAATCCATGCGCCTGATAAAGCCACCGGACACAAACGGTGAGCGCAGCGCCTGCAGATTGACAAAGTCCTGCAACGTCATCGGCCGGAGTGCCACTCCACACACATCATGCGGCACGCCAATGCAGACACGAGCGCGCATCTCGCGCTCTTCTGCGAGTGCCTCGTCATAGCCTGGTATCTCATGCAGATCCATTGGCTATCTTGCCAGCTTTCGCCGGCAGTCTATTAGTTCAGCTGCTTCCGGAAATCGACGGACAGTTTGGTCTCGCCATCTTGACTAAACTGCTCTCCGACTTTGCTGATCAGGAAAGTGGCAGATCCACCACCAACCGGCACGAGCGTGAATGCTGCACCAATCGAGGGCGCCACAGTGGCGGAGCTGGCAAGCTGCAGGGTCATGGAGCCGGTAGGGATTTGCTCGATCAAGACCTGCCCAGTCGGCACGCCATATTCGTTCTTCTGTTCGATGACAGAGGTCGAGCGGTCGACGTTAATCGATTCTGCAACGTAAGCTACGGACACGATGGAAACGACTTGCGAGCCGAAGACAAGTCCGCCGTCATTATAGGTTCCTGATGGGTTAGGCATAGTATGTGGTCTTTACTTATTGGTGTGGTGTCAACTCGGCCACGCATTCGTGCGAATGCAAATGATGGCTGAGAAGGTGATGGTGCTGCGGTCGGTCTCATCGTCGCTGCCGACCTGAGGGGTTGTCCCGTTTTCTTGAATGTATGTGAGCGTGTGGTACGGCAGTACAGCCTCGGTGAACTTGTTCGCGTAATAGGATGCTGCTCCTCTTACTTTAGCGACGTTCTCAGCGTGCAGCGTAGGCTGGTCCTCAACTCGCTTAGTCACCACCTCAAGCGTGATGGATGCGTTCCATGCGTCCATGGTAAAGACGCCCGACTGGATCTCTCCACGGTGACCTGTGAAATCGCCGAGTGTGCATTGCACATCGACTCGCGGGATAGGCAGATTCTCAATCTCGCGCTGCGTGTAGGCATCGATGCCAGCCTCGGCCAGCACAGTCTTCCACGCCAACTCCACAGCAGGTTCCACGGTGTACAGCGTCTGCAAATCTGGTGCGCTCATTGTGTAACGAAGACTCCCTTGTATCGATCTGCTCTCCTTTTTACGTCGAGAAATACACCGCGCTCAACGTCACTGGTGAATGCCTTGATTCGTGCGTTAATTGCGCCACGGATTACGTTGCTCTGATAGTCGCCGTTCTGGAATTGAGGGAATCCGTTTTGGAAATCCAAGGCGTAGTTTGTTTTAGTTTGAAACTTGGTGCCTTGTGAGTTGGCAAATTGCCTGCGTGATAGCTGGCGCGCTTTCTTAACGTAAGCCGGGAACTTGATAAGCGACATGTCAATACTTAGGTCTTCCGCAGCTTTTACCCACGACTGCCGCGCCACACCTTTTGTCAGTGGAATCCTGCGCGCAACATCAGCAGCAGCTGGCTTAATTGACTGCTCCAGCGACAAATACTTTTGCCAGCGGATGTTGCTCCAGCGCCTGTTCCCGTCCATCTCGTGGATTGTTTTGCCGCGCTTATCCATCGGCTTTTTTTCACCTGTCCCACCCTTGAAAGTGGATACATCTAGAAAGATCCTGCGATGCGTTTGCGGATGAGTATAGATGACTTCTCCAGATGGAAAACGAAATGCACGGTTTGCGTTTTTCTTAATCGCAGCAGCTTTATCTCGCAGGGATACTTTGCGCGTTTGAGTAACTCCAGATGCCGGTGTTTTCTTGATAATGCGTTGAAGCACACGGCCTGCCTCGGCGCGAAGCACTTCGTCGAAAGTCTTGCCTGACATCTTGGCCAGCTCCTTGATCACTTGCTTAAACCCAGTGTCGTTAAATTCGATCTTAGGATTCATCGAGGAACAACCACGTTTTGCTCGAGCTTGAGATGCACCTGCACACATGGATCATTTGCGTCGTCATCAATACCGACCACTCGCAGATACTTACCATTGAGCTGGCACACGGCCTTGAGATCCAGCCCCAGGCGTTGCAGATCATCACGCTCCATCTCGATGGTGCTGGTGGCCTCTGGGTAATAGCCAGACGCCTGCATTTCCCGAGTCTCAATCGCTGGCAGGATTACGCATCGAGCCGACTGGTCGTTGCGCGTGATGGTGGATCCGGCCTGCACCGTCACCTCGCGAAATCCAACACGGATAAGATCTTCGAACTCGGACATGTGTGTTTAGAAAAAGGGGCTGCGCCAGTTGCCCAACGCAGCCCCTTCAATTACTTCTTTTGCGAACTTACACAGTGGCCTTTGGAGGACGCCCGCGCCGCTTTGCAGGCTCTGCAGACTCAGCCTGCGGTGCTGACCCACAAACGAATCCCTTGCGCCTTAACCGGCCTTGCAGAGTGTCCACAAGCCACACCTCTTCGTACTGGCAAGCGCCTGCGATTCCGTTGTCGGCAATCAATTGCTTGAACAGTCGCTTAGCTCCACCGTTGGCGATCGGATTACCAATCACCTCGGCAGACCCTTTGCTCACTCCTAGCACCAGCGAGTAATTCGCCATCTGCTTAGTCGTTGGTGATGCGCTTGAGACCTGCGGCAATGCCAGCCACGCTTCCGAAGCAGCACTCCCAGACTTTTTTGAGCACGCCGGAGTCCTCATCGTACCACTCACGAATACCGATGGTGATTCCGGTGGTCGCGTCGGTGAGCGCCTCGGCGCGAATGTAAGCCTGGCCTGACTGCGGAGCCAGATAGCGGATTGCAACTGCAAGCGCGGATGGGTGACCAGCGAAGCCCACTAGGTACTCGCCGTTGTTGGGGATGATCGTGCTCTTATGCACGTCGAATCCAGCAAGCCGTGGGATACGGTTGTTGTGGAGAGGATCGACGCTGCCGTAGGTGTTGAACTGATTCACCGCCGAGTCCTTCATCAGGTTGGCGAAATACAGCTCATTGACCACGAGAGCGCGCATGTCCTCTGGCATGTTATCCGTCGAACAATTGGTCGCGAGGTCGATGACAGCGTCGAGGTCGAATGCACTAGGAGCGCCATTGAATCCAGCGACTCCGAAGTTTGCTGCCGTGACATTGCCGAGGATGGTCTGGAAAACCTTCTTTCCAAGCTGGAAGCCCTTCTGCTTTCCGTAGAGCTCAAGGCTCAACACGGAGCTGGAAGCGACCTCCACATCAGACAGGCCGCCGGACACGTAAACCGGCTCGCCCAGAGTAATCTGAGCGGAGTCTGAGTCTAGGTCCTGGATGGTGTAGTCTGCGCTCGGAGACTTAGTGACAGCAGCATCCTGCGCGCCAACGCGAGGGATGCTAATTCGATCGCCGCGCCGAGCAGCGTCTGCGCTGAACGACGTGGTGAACACGGACAAGGGGAGGATCGCTGCGACGAAGCCGTCGAGCACCCCTTGCGAGATGATATCATCATTGATACCGGTGATGGAGTTTCCCATAGGTAGTTTGGTTTGGGTTGGGTTGCTGCTTACTTCGCCGCCGACATTAGTGCCGTGCGGTTCTTCTTGAGGAAAGCCAGCCACTCAGCCGACTTCCCGCTTTTGCGCAGTTCATTATACTGCGCAACAAGGTCTTGTTTCGGCAGAGCCGTAGGCTCGCCGGTGGTAAATTCTACTGCCGGATGACCAGCCGCTGCGACCACACGAGTCGCTAGTGCGTTGATCTTAGCTGGCGTCACTTCAGCCTCAGCTTTAGCTTTGGCAAGGTCATCAGTGAGCTTTGCGACAAAGGCATCGCGCTCGGCCAGCTGCGCACGCAGACTGTCTGTCAGTGCGTTTGCCTCGGTAAGTTTTGCAGCAAAGTCGACGCTTGCCTCGGGAGCCACTGCTTCCACCACGGCCTCCTGCTCGATTACTGGTTCCACTGTTTCGGCCTCGACGGTTTCCACCGTAGGCTCGACGGCGTCCGCGGTCGGTTGGTTGTCCATAAGTTTCAAAAGTAATGCAGGCGCTTTGGCAAACCTGCTAACATCCAGTTTGGCCACTGCCTCGAGTCCGTTGTATATCTCGTCGGCAAAGCCGAAAGCCACGGCCTCCTCGGCGTCAAACCAAGTCTCAGAGTCCATCGCAGCGCGGATTGTCTCCGCATCTTGTCCAGATTTGTCTGAATAGATTTTGACCAACCCTTCTTTTAGTTTGTCCAACACATCAGCCTCCTGACGCATCTCGGTAGCATCGCCACTGAATGTCGCCCAAGGATTGTGGATCATCAGGAACCCATTGGACGCCATCTTTACTGGCTTGCCAGCCATTGCAATCACGCTCGCCATTGATGCTGCGATGCCATCGACGAATGTAGTTACACCGCCAGCATGACCGCGAAGCGCATTAAAAATTGCGTGACCCTCAAACACAGATCCACCGGGGGAGTGGATGTGCAAATTAATGTGCGCGCCTTTGAGTTGTGAGAGCGCCGAAATAAACTCAGATGCATTTGCGCCGAAGCCACCGACCTCACCGTACAGGTACAGGTCGGCTGTGGATTCCGTCTGATTTTTGAATTCGTACCAATTAGATTTGCGCATCTACCTATGTGTCGTGTGTCAACTCTATCACTCTGGATTAGGCACCTCTGTCCCGAACATACCACCGCCCACAGTTGCCGTAGCTGTGCTTTGGCGCAGTAGGCTGAGAGCCATGCCGAAATCAATTCCAGTCGAGTCTGAGATTCGTTTTGCGCGCTCAACAATGTCAATGGTCTCGCGCTCACGAGCGTCTAAATGCTGATCCAGAACTTCACCCTGTTCTGCAACCACATCGGCAAGGTTCTTAAAGCCCAACTTGTAGTCTTCTCTTCGCGCCGCGCCATCGCGTCCGAGGTCAATCGAAAATCTAGGCGGTAAAGTAAAGTCCCACTTGAGTTGTCCACCAAGGTCGGCGCCGGGATACTCCGGCAAATAGCCGCTCTTGATCGCTTTGCTTACAGCGTATCCCATAATGCGCTGCGCCATTGGCCGAAGCAGCTCCTGCCTGTCGAGGATGGTAGTGCGTGCCTTCTCGATCTCTGCTCTTTCCTGCGTTCCATTCTGCCCGTCTGGCTTCCAACAAAGCGAGTAAGGCCAGCCAATGCCGAGTAATGCTTTGCGAGCTAGCCTGTCTTGGAACTGATCCCAATCAGCACCTGGACGAAGGTTCACAAACTGCTCTAGTTTGGATCCACTACCAGCTTTGAAATAAGTAATTGTCCCACCCTCAAGACGCTCCATAGTCATCGATCCATCAGGTCCAGTATCGCAACCAAGCGACATGCCAGGGTCGTTAACATCGGCCTGCCCACTCTCGTTAGTTTCAATCAGCGTGCGCGAGCTAGACGCAAGCTGATTGAGCTGCTCCCAGTATTGGCTTTGATCGGCGTCACGCAGGTCATTGAGCGCATGCGAGAATACCGGCAGGCCGCGCAACTGGTCGGCCCACTCGGGGTCGTACGAAAGGATCAGATCACGCGCTGATACATCGCGATCCTGCGGCTGGTCATCGCCTAGGATCCTGTAGGCAACAGGTCTCCCAAGGTTGTTGGTAATTACACCGTGCGTGATTTTCAGCCCAGCATACCCACCCTCCTCCACTACAGTCTCGCCGCCATCACGCTGCCCAATACGGTGCGCTGGAATGCATTGGATCATCGGCCACGTCCCGTCCTCGGACTGCGTGAGTAAAATGCCTTGGTCTCCATCACGATCAACTGCCACGGAGTCTAGATACAGCGTGGTTTTGAAATCGTAATTCTCCCCCCTGATATTACACGAGCCATACCACAGCATCAGCCACTCTGCAGCCAACTTTCCCCACTCTTGATCGGCTCCACGGAAGACAGGATTCCACGCACGCCCGATTGCATGCATGGCCTTCTGAATCGTCGCACCTTTGACGATGCCGTTGTTACTCCAGATTCTGCGGCTAATAGACAGCAGCGAGCGCCAGTCGCTGAAATTGACTGCCGTGTTTATATCCTCGGTGCGAACCGGAATAAAAGTCCTTCGCGTAGTGCGGCTTGTCGCGTTGATTAGACGCGCATCGACTGGATATCCAAATTGATCGACGAGTGCCATAAGTTAAAAACGGATCCGCGTTTTGCGAATTGGTTTGGTGGAGAGATATTCCTGAATCTCTTCCTGCGTGGATCCGTCGAAATACTCTAGTGCCTGCTCTACGGTGCCCATCAGATCAGCCGTGGATAACTTCGGATCCACTTGGAAAGAGAATGACTTACCGTTTGCACTCAGGCTGGTAATCATCTTCCCGCCGCGCTCTTGAATTACAGTGAATTGACCTGTGACAATTGCCTCAAGTACATCACGCCCTTGCACCATAGCAATTCGCAGGAGTGATTTAATAAAAAAGTCAGGCGCGGCCATCTACATAGAGCGTTGGTGTCAACTCGATGACTCAACTGTGGATCCGATCATCCCCTTAATTAATCCAAATGCTACTGCCATCGCCTCGCAGTCCCACATGTGGTTGTCCTTTTTTACTCGCACCCATCGCGAAGCCACGGCTTTTGTAGTTTTGCTTACAACATCGCGCTTTATTTCTGACGCAATCTGATGCCGGTAGTCTGCCGACGCATCGTCTGGCGTCTCCCACGCTGGTCCTCGGCCTGCACGCAGGATTGCCAGAACGTCTTTTACTTTTTCATTACTCCAGAAAATGTATCGAGCCTGTCCACCGCATGGCGCCTGCGCTCGTTTGATCGGCGAAAAAAACTTCTTCACCGCCGGACGATTGGGAGGGAAATGAGTAAAGCCATCTTCCTGCGATCCATGAAATGCTACCCATCCGTAGCGCACACACTCGTCATACACTTGCCCTGTCTCATACTGAGCGTCTTGGAATACATAATCCTTCAAGACTTTCATCCGGACACGTAATTGCTCTACGTCCTCCGACATTAGTAATTTTCCAGCCCAAAGCAGTCGGCTCTCGCCAGTCTGTTTCCAAGCTCGCACGATGGCCCAGCGGTGATCACGCTGTCTGTCAACCATCAGGCAGCGCAGCAGCTCGCCCTCCCACAGCTCTCCGTTTGAGTAGTCGCTGAGTAAATAACCGGATCCTCCGAGCGCAATCTCAGGAGCCAATTCCTCCTCACGCCAGAACTCTGCCAACCTTTTAGTCATGAAGATCTTGAGTGGCTCGTCGTCGCCAAGCCCACGCGCTTTTTGCGCACGAGTCCATGCCAGCGCAAGGTCGGCCCAGCGCTCGTGGAATAATGCCACAGCAGGTGCGTGCCATCCGTGGTGATGTGGCAATGGCGTTGGGTTTGTCGGTCGGTAAACCGAGGCTGTGGATAGCGCACGCCGAATGTCAGGCTTGTCTGCAAATCTAACCTCGCATGATGGACACTGATACTCAGCAGACTCCATCAGCGCCTGCTCATCAACGGTGCCGTCGTCTCTATTAGTCCGCTCGTATTTCAGATGCTTGAAACTCCACACTGACTCAGCAGCGCACTCAGGGCAGACCATGTGCAGTTCGCGCCGGTCGGTGCGCTGCCACGCTGCGTATAGCTCCGAGTCTCTGCGTTCGCTGGCCAGATTGACGTGCATCTCGCCGCCCTGGCTCACAACTATTATGCGACTATTCCAGCGCGAGTGCGTGCGTGCGCGTGCCTCTTCGATTAGTCCATGTTTGATTAGCCATGCCTCGTCGAGAAATACATAGCGCACGCTCTTGCGTTGGAAGTTAGCCTTATTTGCGCCGCCGCAGAAGAGGCTCATGTGCGGCATGATGACTGCGTCCTTGCGCATCGCGTGCCTGTCCACGCTGCGCATCACCTCGGCAAGCGGCTCGCAGCCTCGCAATATCGGGAGCAGGCGGTCCTCCATGTGCTCGCGTGCGTCCGAGTCGGTCTGCATCGACAGCAGCACCGACCCGGGTGCCTCAGATATTAGGTATGGGATGGCGACATCGAACACCGTGGTCTTGCCTGCGCCGGTTGGTAATATAAGCACCTGCTCTTTTACTGCAGTGTCGCTGAAATACTCGAGCGGCTCAGCAAGCCACGGCGATGCCGATGGGTCAAACCGACTCGCCCTGGCTGAGTTCGGGATGACTACATTTTCCGCTGCCCAAACACCGACGGTGCGAGTGTCTGTCGGCCGCCACGCGCTGCACCAGCTGGCTATCATGCAGTGTATAGCTCACCAAACTGGTCACTGAGCTGCTCGCACATCTGTCTGACCTGCGCGTCAATGCGTACCTGCATCTCGGATGCTCGCAAGCCCTCCCAATTAGGCACGTCGCCTGCGAATCGCAGCAGCTCGGAGCGCATTGCACTGGCGATCCGCACCATGTTAGCGCGGACATCATCGAGCGGTATTAGTCTCTTGCGCTCGGAGTCGATGCGGATCTGCAGGCGCTCCACTTCTTTTTGCAGCTTTGCCAGTTTCGCATCTGCGAGCGAATTAAGTCGCGTCGGATCCATCGGTGGTGCCGTGCGTCGCTCCTCCATCCATCGATCCATGGCCTCGATATCATCGAGTGGAGCACCGGCTGCTCGGTAATCACGGACTCGGCGTTCGTCCACGCCATAGCGCGCAGCTAATTCGGAGTCCTGGGCACGCTTAGAGCCTTGGGCTGGTTGGCTTTTTTTGGGTTTCACTCGTTTTGATCGCAACTTTGGGGCACCTGCGGTAGGCAGCACTAGGAAAAAGATTCCTTAGACGGTGTGGGTATAGGCACTTTTTGCCTACCTAGCTGCGCTTGCCGACAGTGCTCTCGCGCACTAGGCAGTCGCTGCCTTTCAGAGCGAAATCCAAATCGATC